TTTTGGATACATTCTACCATTACGATTTTTCATTTCACTTTGAAGGAAAACTCCTTCAATGTAAAGGTTTTTCTTACCGCCACGATTTTCAACGATAACTTCAACCTGTTCTATTTCTTCTGTAATGAGTTTCATTATTGAGCTCCTGATATTTGTACTTGTTGTGCAAATAATTGACCACCTGTTGTATGATCAGTCACCGCTGAAACTGTAAGTTCTCTTCTTGCTGCTGCGGTGGTCGTGACTGCGTTATCGGAATTAAGAGCACGACTGTCATGACCTATTGTAAGTTTCGCTCCAAACTGTGCAAAACCAATAGTTCTTTGCTCTTGAACTGAAACAACTCTTGCAGTTGTATTGAATCCAGTTACGCCAGTAATGCCAGAAACCACAACTACATCATTAACTCTGAATGGATTTCCCATTCCCTCAGCAAGTGTAATAACTGTATTAGCTCCTTTTTCAATCCCTTCAATTGGAATCGAACTAACTCTTCCTAAGTTTAAAGTTGCAGATCCTCCAGCTGGAACATAATAGTCAGCTGTTGTTGCAGGCCCAGTCGTACCTATCGCTACATGTTGTCCAGCACCTTTTGCAACAACTCGTAGAGTATCTGATTGAACCGTAAATGCTTGGCCTGCACTTGAATTACTTGTAGCAAAACTAAATCCAGCGCCAACAGGTTGATGTGCCATTACTCTTCCTCTTCGTATTCTTCATCATTATCAAGCTCACCAACTGTATCTGTTTCTGCTTCCGCTTCCACATCATCTTCAGTTTCAACTTCATAACCTAACATTGCATTTGCAACAGGAGCCTTAAGTGCATCGACTCTTTCACCAGCCTTTGCAAATAAAGCAGTTTTTATTGAATCACTGATTTCAGATGGAGATTCATCCGCAATAATCAAATTCATTAATTCATCCATTAGATAAAAATCCTATACCTATGTTTTATTTATATCTCGCCACCTTTAAGATCTGGCGTGCCTGGCGAACTTGGATCCTCAGTATTTTTAGTGTTAATACTTTCCTTGTCACCCTCTGTCTGAGTTTTTCCCAAATTTTGTTTTGATGAACCACCACTACTCATGTCTTGTAACTGTTGTGCCACCATCATTTCTTGTTCAGTTGGTAAAATAAGACCAGCTTCTTTTTCTGCAGCGATTAATTTATCCTGTTCTTGAATATCATTATCAGTTTGACGTAGAACTTTACGACGAATATAATCAATCGAATAGTATTTTCCAATGTAAGGATCAGCACTTGCAATCAGTCCGAGTCTTTCTTGCATCAATTCTGCCTCTTTTAATTCTGCAAAATGATTGTCATAAAGGTAATCATATTGAATATGATCACTCATACCCTCCCACTCTTCTGGAGTGATAATATTCTTAAGAATTAATTGAGTTTTAAGTATGTCATGAAAAAGATTACTAAATCTCTTTCTCATTCTTCCAACAAACTTACTGAACTTAAGTTCATCTCTTAATACTTCTGATGAACGACCTAAACTGAAACTTGCATTGTCAGCCATGCGAGACTCAGGAACGTTTAAAGATCTTAAAAGTTTCTTCTGAAAATATTCTACGTCTGTAAGTTCTCCTAAGTTTTGTCCGCCAGGCAATGTTGAAATTTCAGTTCCACGACCACCTTCACGACGAGGAAGCCAGAAATCTTCCATCATTGACATATATTTCTTATCATCACGAATCTCACCAGTGGCTGCATCGTAAGTTAATTTATTACGATATCTTGCCATGACTTCACGAAGATATTGTTCTGCCTTTGCCTTTGGTAAATTACCAACATCAATATAAAATATTCTTCTCTCTGGAGCTCTTGATAATCTATAGATAACAAGACTGTCCTCAATCATACGAAGTTGATTAAGAGCTTTAATTGCCTTTTGTAAATATGAAAGAACTGTGTGTTTATTACGATCTACTAAACCAGATGTGCAATATGCAATTGCATCTTTAGCAAATTTAACAGCATCCTTTTGTTGTCCTGTAACAGCAACAGATCCATATTGACCTTTCTGATATGAATTGGGTGTATATATGAAATATTCGGACAAGCCTGGAAACTCAGCATCAAGGGGATTTGCACCATCTAAGCCTGGGCGATTATTATTTGCATATTGTATTGCATTAGCACCACCTTTCTTTTTCTGTTCTCTTACATATTTAATTTTAAGTGCATCAATATATCTAAGTTCCTTAATTCCTTCTTCTGGTTTATCTAAATCTATAACTTTGTGATAATATATTCTTCCATCTACATACCAGTTACGAAATATCTCATGAGCCTTCTTATCAAAATCTAACATCTCCTTGATGTATTGAAACTCTCCACGAATTATATCTTTAACTTTAGGACTTGCATTTAAATTTTCTAAATCAATTTGAATTGGAGAATCGTTTTGATCAGCAACAATTGCTTCAATTAATATATCTTCTATTGCAGAATCAACTTCGGGATGAAGTGCCATCTCACGATATCTACGAATTAAATCGTATTCAGTTTTGAATACTCCTTCTACATCTAAATATTGACCATAAAATCCAGACGACAAAAAGTAGTCCGCACCGTCCTCATTATTTTTGGGGACTGGTGAGACTACTGTGTCTGACGGTTTCTTGTACGAATCGTCAATTGAGAAACCAAAAAGTTGTGCCATTGTATAATTATACCTTTACTGGTATTTATATTATATCCTAAACTAGGATTATAATCAACCTGAGAATGCTCCTGTTCTTCCAGCTGTTTGTGAGTTATTAGGGTTATCGCTAGCAACACCACCTTGTACAGTCCAGAATAGATAGTTGAATGTTACTTGAAACTCTTCAATCTGATCAGTTGCACCATAATCTAGAGGAATTGCACTAACTGTATTTGGATATATTCCTTCAAAATTATATTGTCTTAATACAGGAATACCCTCTCCACCAGTTTGATCTAAACCATCTATCTTAGCATTTCTACCAAGTTGGAAAACTTCAGCCTTTGTTTGATAATCAGCTGGATTGACATCTCCACCAGCAAACTGTAAATCGTTGATTAAGTTTGTCCATTGCTCCATTGCATCTCTGATGTTGAATTTCTGATCATTGATGATGGTTACTGTCCAAGGATCAAATGTACGATCTCCAGCAACAGGAAGAACACGACCTCTAAAGGGAACAGGAATGTTCCCTATGTTAGAGGCTGGTATTTCAGCTGCCTTAATCATGAATCTCATGTCAGCATCAACATCTAAAAGACCAAAAACACCGTTTGGTAATGTGATATTAACTTCAAAGAGATTAGATCGAGCACCACCTCCAACTAATCTATCTCTAAAGTTGGTTATACTTCTATCAGAGAAATTTTCTAAAGTTGCCATTTTCTTCTTTAACTCCTTTTGTTATTTAGTGGGATTTAATTAAACTCGACCTATGACTTCACTGAAGGAAACTCCAGTTCTAGTCGCAACGAATGTAAGACCGATGAAGTTAATTGAACGAGCTGGTTTGATAAAGATATCAGCCTTAAACTCGTTTGCATCGATCACATCAGGTGTGTTGTTTGTCTCATCGCAGATGACCACGAAGTCAGATAAACCTCTCTTTGATTGAACTCCACGAAGGAATGGTTCAACAATATTACGGAAGTTTGCTCTGGTGATTTCATCGTTGAACTCAAAGAGTTGAGTTCTTGCAGCGATTTCAATTCTTGCCTCTAGATTTAAGAACAGACGACGAACATTGATTCTGTCAAATGCAGATGCAATTGCAAGTCCTGTCTTATCACCGAATAGTAAGAATCCACCGCCAGGTGAGAAGATCACTGGGTTAATTCTCTTGGTGTATAAAGTATCTCTCTGCACTTTATTTGGATTATACGCCAACTTAACTGTGTTAAGTATGTTTCCTCTTTGAGGGCCAGCGGGTGAGAACCAAGGGAACTGTTCTTCAGATGTTCTTGCCATTAGTCCAGCGATGTCACCGTTTAATGGTAAGAATTGGAACTTGTTATTGAATCTATCAAACTGATACTTGTAACCTGAGTCAAATACCGCGAATGATGATGATGTGATTGGATCGTAGAATCTAACTACGTTATCTGTTTGTGTCTTTGCACTTGTGACATTTACAGTTGTTTCTCTGTTTGGAGAGATAACTGCAAGACAATCCTTTCTTTGTTCTGCAATTGCAATTAATTTATTTGCTTTTGCTTGTGATTCTGCTTCACTACCTACGATGCCAGGGCCTTGAAGTAGGAAGTTAATTGCAAACTCTGCCTCATTTTCAAAGAGTTCATAACCACCAATGATTGAACCAAGTGAGCAAGAATAACCACCCTCTGTGCTTACACCAGAGTAGTCTTTACCACCTTGTAGTTCATAGAGTTTGTTTCCAACAAAGTTGAATTGAACACCCTCTGCATCTTGACCCCAAGTATTATCTGTTGATGTTGGATTAAACGCAGTTTGAATACCAGATGCAATTGATCCGTTTCCTGTTGAGATACCGATAAAGATTTGATCTGATTGTTCTTTGATCACATCTTTGTAGAATATTCTTGAACCGAATGAATCTTTTGCGTCATCTGCTTTGGATAAGAATGCAAACTTCTCAAGAATTGCACCTGTTGTTCCAGTAATCTTACCACTATCATCAACAACTACGATATGAAGTTCATCATTCTTAGAGTTTCTTGCTTCTGCAAATCCACTTGTCTTTGGTTTTTCAGCAATCTCTTTCCACTGTAACTGACCATTTGAAAGTTGAATAAACTGATTATCATACCAGTCATTAACTGCGAATGATGTAGCAACTGATGTAATTCCAGCTTTAGGATTCGCAATTGTAGAAGATGTATTTAAAATACTTAAACCATTTTCGCCAGGAATCGCGTGAGCAGCAACACCCTCACTAGTTGCAGTACCAACTCTAAACTGAAGTAATCCGTTTTCTGTGTAAGATGCAGGGAAGATTGTTCCAGCAGCAGAAACTCGGTTTGCAACTTTAACATCAATTGTACTTGCACCAACACCAGTAACGATACCTTGAAGATATCCATCAACTGTGAATGTCGTGCCAGGCCCAACGAGTGTTCCACTAATCGCTTGAGTTACCGCAGCACCAACTGTGATGTTTGCAGCAGCGTGTGGTGATACATTAATAATTTGATCTGCAGCACCGTCAATATATGCAACTTTTAATCCATTTGCATAACTTCCAGGCTGTCTTGCAGCTAATCGATATGTAACAGCATCTTCAAAATTATTTTGATAGTCATCAAAGTTTTTGATTTTAAGACTTGAAGTTGATCCAATACCTGTTGGATGTGTTGTAGGCATACCACCTACGTTTGCGTTGTTTAAATTAGCACCATCTGCTCTAACGACTCTTAATACACCACCGTACTGTAGGTAGTTTGATGCAGAGTACCAATACTCGTACTGTCTGTCGTTATCAAATGGTTTTCCAAATAAGTCAATCAGATCTTGCTCATTTTCAATAAGGAGAGGTTCCAAGACTGGCCCTCTCTCAAAAGGCCCTACAATAGCACCTGTCTGATCACTTATGGAGTCAATTCTCCCAACCGTAAGATCAACTTCTCTGACCTTAACGCCTGGAGATACTAAACCTATACCAGCCATGTTTTTCTCCGAAAGTTTATCATGTTTTACTAAATTTATTTATGAATTGATACCTCTCTAAATGGGGAAACATGACGCGAACACTACCAATCAGGATAAATTTCTACTATTTTTTCTCTCTTCCTGTTCTCTGTGACTCTTTTAATTGAACATCTTTTACACTCATATGCATATGCAGATGGCACATTTCCACGATCTTTTCTTGTTTTATAGAAATCATTGATTAGTTCTTTTGTCTCACCACAAATCTTACATTTTCTCTGTTCAAAAAGTAAATGTTCTAACCCAAATTGATCTTCAATGTTCATCGGTAATTCCACATATAATCCATGTCCATGCCGCCACCCTTATCACCATATTCATCAAGATACCAACGATCTCCGTCTTTATCTACAAAACTCTCTTCCTCTGTTCCATCCACAATAAAACCAAAGGGTGACATGTCTTGTTCAATTTGATCTCTCTGATCTTCATAGATTCTCTTACGAACATCTTGATCTGTAAGTTCTTTAAAATATTCTTGTGCAACCAACCAAGCATATATCACAAGACACATTGCAAGGTCATCATTACATCCTTCTTCTGCCTCAAATGAATTACTCTTTTGTATGAAAGTCGTGAGTTCCGATATAATATCATAATCATTAAATAATAACTTCTCATCTTCAATCAAAGTTTTTAAATTAGAACATCCAACTTTCTTCACAGTCTTGGACATCTTGACACCTAACTGTGTTTTCTTACCTGAGAATCCTTGTCCCACGATTTGACCAGCACGACCTCTCATTGAACACAATAAAAGATTGTCATATTCCAAATCATATTGGATAATACTTGCAAC